CCAATCCATGGTGAAGCCTTCGTGGTGCAACTGCAACTGCTGAATCATAATACCGTTGTCACCAGCGTTAAGGTCACTGATCGAGTAGGAACCGGGCCATGCGTTGTACAACTTAACAGTCAAACGCGTAGGAAGTTTCGGCTCGGATGTCGCAGACGGGTCTGTGTCGTATGAGTAACTGTTGGAGGTAACCGGATGGTCATACACATGGACAGTCACTGTACAGCGGTAGTCAGTGCCTTCCGCACCCTCGGATACACCTCCATTGCCCTGTGAGCCGCCTGCGACGCCTCCCTGCCATGAGTGGATAAACTGCTGCCACCGATACAACTGTTCTTGGGTTGCGAATATCCCACGGGCCAATGACACCGGAGCAAAGTCCGACTGTCCTACCATCTTGTGCGGGTGGGTGTTCATCCCACCTTCCCTGTATGGGATGACCTCGTTGGTTACAGCGATACCAGACATCTGGGCGAACCCCAAACCGGTGATCTCCTTAGCCATGTCTTCTAGGTTACCCTGACCTACAGTGTCGTTGGGGGCTATCATAACCCTAAACTTAAAGTTACGTAGTGGATCAGTACGAAGTGTTGTCATTACTTATATCTCCTTAGAGGGTTTCTGCTGTGCTAGAGCCGCCGGTCCATTGACTGACATTGATGATTACAAACTCAGTTGGGTACAGAAGGGCTACTCCAACCTCTACATTCAGTTCGCCATTAGCAATGGAAACAGCCGTGTTGTTAGTCCCATCACACGTAACGTAATACGAGGCATCGGCTGAGTTGCCCTTCAAACCGCCCTTGCCCCATAGGCTACGCAGTTCGTTGCTAACTACTTCACGGACACGCTCACGGAGGTACGAATCATTTGGCTCAAAGACAGCGAACTGTGTAATCGCCTTCATGCGAGCCTTTACATAGTTCAATGTCCGTCTAACAGGAATGTACCTAGCAGGTGAGGACACCGCTAGAGTGCGAGTACCATTGATAATCGCTCCCGTACCGGGAACCAGCCTCAGTGGGTTGATGTTAGCGGAGTACAAAGTACCCTCGTCGTCCTCTGTGTAGGTTGCCTTCAGGCCATACACGTTGGCGAGGTTCATAGAGAACCCAGCCGGAGCCTTTGCCACAGAGTGCATCCTGTCTGACTTGAGGTACATCGCAGCGATACCACCACCCGGAGCACCTGTCCGCAGAGCGGAAGGGCCAGTCTTGGTGGGGTCACCCGCAGTTACAGCCGGGTAGTAGACAGCCCCATAAGCGCTGTTGGTGTACGCCGCAATTCTCGCCACAGCCATTGACGCTGTAGTCGCTGTCGGGTCCGGGTCGATGATTACGAACCCTGTACCCCGGTCAGAGGCGTAGGCCGTAGCAGCGTTGACCTCAGTTGATGCGAACCGTCCCGGCAGGTTGATGAGCAAGTCCCCAGACACCTGATCCAGATAGGCAATACTTGCGGTGTAGTCCGCTGCCACAACTGCTGTTCCGTCAGAACCCCCAACGAGGGAGTACGTCCCGGTGGTAACGCCAGTGTTAGTAGCCTTCGTGGGAGCAGCCACAGCGGAGCACGTCACGTAGTTAGAATACAAGTCAAGCAGAGTCTCTACGGACCTATTGTGTGTAGCGTCCAAGGACACCTCAGTCCAACGCTCCTTCTCCACTCCACCTAGGTTGATTATCAGATTAAAGGTTCCGTACGACGTAGCCGTAGCATCCTCCAAACCTACAGTAACCACGGCTGTCAGGTCGCTACCCCACGCTCCGTCGTTCTGTGCGGTGAGCAGGAAGTGGTTAGCGGCAACTCCGGCGGTGGTTCCACGGACCTGCCCCGTGGCCTTAGCGGATATTCCGTCAGTAACACCGCTAGCCAAGGTGAAGATAACATCACCAGTGAATGACGTGTTGAACTGGGAACCAGAGGCATGGTTGCTGGTGACCTGTGAGGACACCGTGATGTACTGCGAACCAGAAACAGCGTTGTTGATAGCCTCTGTAGCAGACCCTGTTGACGTGGCGTTAGCGAAGGTCAGACCAACATAGGTCTCCTTGATGACGCCCTTGTACTTGACGGTCACGTCCAAGAGACCAGTACCACCCCCGGTGGACGAGTCGTTGTTGCTGGAGTTCTTGGTGGCAACAATAGTAATGTCGTTGCCGTCAACACCAACCAACTTAGATGTGGCAGTGAACAGGTTCTTGTCTGTGTCATGTAACAGAGCAAGAGACGATGCTGTGTTAGCATCGGTGCTCTTAGTCAGGACACGAATGACATAGCATTCCGTTCCTCCGTTGGAAAAGAACTGGTATATGGCGTACCCCAGTTCGTACAATGGGCTGATGTCACCAAAGGTGGCGGTAAAGGAACCCCACGATTGGATGAGTACGGGCTTGTCGAGTGGTCCTCGCGTCGCCTGTCCGACGAACGAGGCAGTCGTGCGCCCGGGGCGGTTAGTTACTACAGCCGCAAGCGCAGACTCGTTGACGTAAACGCCGGGTCGATTATATGTTGGCATTGCTACTTCTCCTCAATACGGTGGGTTACGTGTTTCACGCCAGTACATCCAGCGTGATTTTATCCTTTAGTGTGGTAGTCCCCGTTGGGTATCCGTCTTCTCCCCTAGCGACCTGAGCAATCCCAACAAGTTGAGTGGCTGGGATCTCTGAGGTCACAGAAATCGTGTATATCTTCCTAAAGACTCGCTTCTTAAAGCCTGCCTCTTCATCGAGCATGTCAGCAGAGCGCCAGTCCAGCATGTCCATGTGTCGCTGAGTACCGTCTGCTCCTACAGCCAAGAACCCCCTCCTGAACGGGGCGATTTTAGTGAGAATGTGGGCTTGCAGGTAACGATCATGGATGGCCGACCTAGTAAATGTGGTCACCTGATATATCAGATCAACGGGGGTGTGCTCCAACGTACTTAGGAACGGGGAGTTAGCCGCACCTGCGAATCCGGTGAGAGTGGTTATGTCAGCGGTCTCGTTAGGGTAGTAGGTAAAGGTACTGGGGGCGTACTCCGTGGAGTAGTGCCCAGAAGACTGTCCCGATGGAGCAGTACCACGGAAGGCATAGACCATGTTGTCTGAGTGCTGTCGGTTACGCGCATGGTTGATTTCCATCAACTCCAACGTAACGAAGGGGTACTTCTTCTCGGTCTCCCCCTCGGGGTACCTAAAGAACACCTGTACGTCACGAGTAGCATCCCTGTCGTCCACCAACTGGATACCAGAGAACTTTACCTTCAGGGCCTGATCTTCAGCCAGCAGAAAGCCTGTACGGTTAGTCACGTAGAACGACCTCCCCCATGGCCCAGTTCATATTAGACTTAACATCGTCAGAAATGCTCTGGGCTCCACTAAGAGCGGCCTTACGTATAAGACCTTGGGGTGGCTGGTTAGCATCCCCGTACTCCACGGAGAGTGCCTTGTCCTGTAGGTGGGAGGGTACGTCAAATAGGCCGACGTTAAAGGTGTCCGCCTCGTCCTCGTCCTGCACCACGTCGTAGTACGGTGCCAGATCACGGTACTTATCGTCTCTAAACATTACCTTGCGTACTTCTTCTACGTGCTTGTCTAGGGCCTTATTGACAGCGACTTCTACCAGTTCAGGAAACCGTTGGTACAGCAAGTTACCGAAAGAAACAACAGAGGGGATACCAGTCCAGTAGAGCCCAGAATGCTTGTTGTTGGACTCGGCGTCTTTGTACCCGGTAGCATCTAAAGAGGACTCTGGGGCGTCATCAACAATAGGCTTTGAAGCCATGCGCTCTCCTAGCGTCCTCTGGGCAACTGAGAGACCCTAATGCTCATTAGAATCTTGTACTAATGATACACCATCGAAGGTCAGTCTGTTCTGGTGTCTTTGATCCTGTCTAGGATACGACGAGGAACAGGCTTCTCTGATTCTTCCAGACTCCAGTGCGGCAGTTTTATATCCATGGGGTCAGCGGTGACCTTGTGGTCATGTTCCCGGTAGAAGGCGTGGGGGAAGGTCTCGTCCCATGCGTCCCATCCTACGGCGTCCGGCGTCGGCGTGTAGATCGTGGACGACCCGTCGTCTGCCCGGTGCCCAGTGAACAGGGCGGGCTGGGTTTGCGGGAGTAGTGCCTCCTCCAACTCGTGCTGACGACGTTGGGGTGTGCCCGGAACGGACTGTTCAGCGATACCTAGGTAACCAACAGGGTTGGGGAGGTCTGGATGTTTAGGGTCTTCCGAGCGCTTTGCAGAGTAGGACACGGTCTTAAACGTGTCCTCTGGGAGGACTGTCTCCTCGTCTTGCCCACCCCACTGTTCACCAAGCATTCGTATCTTGGCTCCGGGGCGAAGGCGTACTTCCCCCTCTCTAAGGGCTCCTTGGCCGTGTCGGCGGTCCACGCGAAAGCCGAACGTCCTAGTGACAGAATAGTCGTTTAGTCGTCCATAAGGGACAACCTGTGCCTCGGGGTCGTCTATGACAGCCCGGTATGTCACCGTATCCTGTTCACTATCCTTATGACCAAACGCCCGAGAGTATGGTGCGTTGACAGTCCAGTGGAGGCCCACCTCGTCATCTTCAACTCGGGGACGGCCTTGCACGGGGGGGTCTGGGTGGTCGACCAGCGGGCTTCGGCTTCTACGCTCACCCCGGTAGATGATCCTCCCCGGCTCTGGGTTCTTGGCGATCTTCTCCCAAGCGTCACGGTCGCTTGACGGAGGATGAGGGAGTTCGGGAGTAGCCATGCGTGCCTATAGCGGAAGGGTGGCAGGCCAGCCATAGTCTGTGAAGGCCACAGATGGGGGCCCGGGGTCGTTCACGAACTCCTGATCTAGGTACTTCTCGATGCCCTCAAACGTGACGATAACGTCCTCTTGAGCACGTCCTCGCACACGGTAGGCGTTAACAGAGTAATGTCTACCATCATAGAAGAACATATCATTTAGGTGTCCTCGGTACTCCGACACGTTGCTGACACCAGCGTCCCGCATGTCCTTCACTGAGGCTACGCCAAACACCACTTGTACTGGATGACGGCCATCTGCCGAAGCCCTCTTTGTGTCCTCGGTCTCCTGTATCTGGAGCACCGGTATGACGACCCCGGTCTGGTAACGCAGGCCCCCAGTGGTTAGCATGCCCTCGTCGTAAACATCGTCATAAAGACTATCCGTGGCCGCTGTGGAGCCAAACGGCTGCAACTCGTACCAGATAACAGTTTCTCCGGTATCACGATGGTATCGGCGGTAATTATCCCACACATGGTCTAGTTCACGCTTTACATTGACCATTAGAGGTACCTAATGCCTGAAACATACCCTTCGGGAGGATCACCGTCGATGAACACGTCGGTACGTAGTTCATCCTCCTCCTCAGCAATGGCGATCTCACCGTCGTCAATCGGTGAGTAGATGCGCTCAATCGGGCCGTAGTCTCCCAACTCACGGGACTTCTGAACCGGTACCAGTCGGTTGGTGGTGCGGGAGGTACGGCGCAGGTTGAATACCTCAATGCGATCCAGACCAATGTTGAGGGCACGGGCCTTCTTCTCGTACTCTGCGGTCCAGTACTGTAGGAGTTGCTGGATCATACGGAAGCGCTGAGAGGCAGGAATGTGAACAGCCTCTGACGTGGTGATGTCAATGTCACGGCTGTACTCGGTCATCAGTCCCCAGAGGGACTCAATCATGGCATCAATACCAATCACGTCCTTGACCACGGCGGTCAACTGTTCCTTATCCATGTCCAGATTGTGCATGTGTTGGTTAAGGGCCAGCGTGGCGTAGAACGTCAGGTCTGCGGGGAGAAGCCACTCAAAGTAGTACCCCTCTACAAGGACTTTAGTCCCAGAACTAGGCGTCGTAGTCAGACGAAGAAGCCCGTTCCGCTCATCAAGAGAAAACTGGCTGGTAGTCAGTTGCGTTGTCGTACCAGCGGCGTAAGTTGCCACCCACAGTTTAGTTGAATCAATGTTTAGGTGACCGAGGTCAAAGGTACGCCCAATGGCGTCAAAGTCCAACTGGAAGAACCGTGGGAAGTCCCGCAGGTAGTTCCTAGCAGTGGTCTCAACGTCAGTCAGCGCAGCCATAGCACCAGTGTACTACTAACTGGATGAGTCTGGGCCGGGGATGGAGTCCTGTCCGGGTTGATTTACAGCGGGAAACTCGTCCCGTAGCCTGCTGGGGGTGACCCTGCGAACAAGGATAATGTTAGTGGAGGCTTCTGCCGTGGGCTGGGGAAGATCAGCCATTCTCAAGGGCCTCCACCCGATCAGCCAGTTCCTGCACGGCTTTGATGACGGGTGCCATCAAGTCTATATAGTTAAAGTTCCTGAAGCCTCCCTCATCTATCGTAACCAAACTGTTGTCAGCAGTACCCTGCGTCTCACAGAGTGCCTCAACATCCTGTGCCACTATTCCCCAACGGCGTCTTGATGGGTCTTTCTTAAATGTGTAAGACTGGGGCATCAACCCGTTGACAAAGTTAAGACCGGGAACTGTATCAAAGCCTTGCTTTAAATCTCTGTCTGAATTGGCGTCGTGGGAGGTGTAAGCAATATTATCGCACCAGACCTTTAGCCATCTATGAGAGTATGAACCCATATGAAGGAAACTGTCCGTATTTGGCCTGATGTCCGCAGAGACTAGCGTGGAGTACATAAACTGATCGGTCCACACAGGGTTTGGGTTCGGCCAGTCGGGTGAATCGGGACCAGCGTACCCCCACGGGTCCGAGTACAGGTAGTGTGCAATTTTGTCACCGTGTACCCCATTCGGGTGAGTGAGCGTCCTGATCTTCGGCCACTCATCATTGATCGTGATCGTGCCGTTGCTATGGGACAGACTGACCTCAGCGTCACTGGATATGTTTATCGCTACCGTATCGGAGCCACCGATAGGTTCAGTACTACCCGCAACCGTAAGGTTCCACGATAAAGAACCCGTCAGGTCAACCCCACCACCAGCGTCGTCGTAGACGGCTGATATGCCAGAGTGGGTGGCACCGGTGGTGAACATAGCACCAACAATGTCCTGTACTTCTTCAGTAGTGGTACCACCACCGCTAGCGGACCCAAGGTTAGTCCACGTTGTGGCGTCCGTCTTTACATAGATTCTAGTCTGCCCGGGATCGAGGGTCATGTTAGAGTCAATGCGGATCTCGCCAATAGCACCAACAGAGGAATCCGGGGTTGAAGGAATCACGGTTGGATTAGCCTGTGGGAGAACGAACACACGCTTGTCCACGATGGGACGAGTTACGTCAGTGTCCCCAACGGCGTAGTACACCACAGCCAGCAGCATTCTGCTGGTGGAGTCGAAGTCAGGAAAGCGAGAGTTGGTTGCGCTTTCACCAAAGTTAGAAGTGTTTCCAATCAGCGACGTGACTTCGATGTCGCCATTCGTCGGTTTATCAATGATAATCAGGATGAACTTGGAGTTACTACTAGCAGACGGACCTGCCCCTAGACTCAGGACAGCGTCCGAAGTGATATCAAAGTGCTCTCCATTGAGGTAACCACTTACCGGGGTAACGGTAACGGTGTTAGACGCAGTACGAGAGACTGCTCCGCCAGAGATGACACCAGACTTACGGTAGCCGAGGGTTTGGAAGTCACCCTTGTCGGGCTCTGCCTGATCGGCCTGAATGTCTGTGTCAGGACGGTTGGGAACCGTGAAGGCCATGTCCTACCTCATGCGAGAGTGTCGTAGATGTTTCCGCTCCCACGCAGATAGTTATACAGGTCTGATGGGAGTTCGTAGTACTCCCCATCGGTAAAGTCATAGGGCTGACCAGCGAAGTACATGCGCCAAGTTCCCTTGACGCGAGCCCGCTGAGTCTCCGGCTCAACAGTGACGGTTTCCTCAACCACCTCTGCTTTCTTAGCAGGAGCCTTCTTCTTGGCAGGAGCCTTCTTTGGCTTGGGGGCCTCTTCGACTTCTGCTACCTCTTCAACTTCTTCTACTTCGGTTTCTTCTGACATCTTGAACTACGGGCCTTTCCGATAGGTGAATCAATCGTGTAACGAGGGGATAGGGCACGTAGACCCCGTCCCCCCACAACACTATACCAAATCGCAACTAGGCGATTGCACCACCAAGGGTGTTGATGATAACTCGTGACTCGCTCGTGATGACACCGAAGCCCCAGATGGCGTACCATGCTAGGCCGTGCTCACGCCCGAAGTCAATCACGCCACCGTCGCGCAACTCGACCGGCAAGGCAATGGCCTGACCGAAGGAGTTGTCGCCAATCATAATGGCGTTGTAAGCGGTAGCCAGTGGCTGGACACCAGAAGCACTGGAGTTTGCGTCCAAGTCAGTGATCGCTGTCAATGGGGTTGTCAGACCCTGTGTGACCTGAGTGGTCTCAATGAAGACCACGTCGTACAGGCGACCGATTTCACCGAGCATGAAGTTGCCGGGTGCGGCATACTTCGTGACCTCAATGAACTCGGGCCAGTCACGCAGTGAGCGGCTCTGGCTCGGGTGGACGAAGCACACGTAGGTGTCGCCCAACCGGGGGATGTTCTCCGCAGCCAGAGTCTCAACCGCATCCTTGATGGTTGTGGGTGAGAGGTAGCCCGGTTCATCCA